ATGCTTTCTTTTTTGACTCCGCCCGATAACCCCACGATTGACATCATAAATTTTTATACTATTTTTCAATCTCGGAAATAAACTCAAATCTTCAACTATCAAAATCCAACACTACTAAAATTTTTTATAATATTTTCAGACTTAATGAAAGATGAAAGAGAGGTAATCCATGATATATGATAATTTACGATAATATCCAATTTAATAATGACGATGAATTTAACAGATACTTATTATTCAAATATTTAAAACTAGAATACATATCTCGTAATGCCACAATAAAACAGGCAGAGAAATCGGCACAAGAACTTATAATTAAAAATAAAGATAACCTATTTGACTATCACGGATTAGCTTTCAATCTAGGAGCAACTTCATTAGAATATTTTTCCTTATATTTCCTACAAGATATATTTATAGGTGATGGAAAATCTGATATAGCACCAATTCATACACAAATATGGAAAGAGTGTCAAGATACTATATTAAATAAATCTAATACTCAACAATTAGAATATTTGATGCCACGTGGAATAGGAAAATCTACATTTGTTTCTTTATCTTTGGCAATATGGTGTTCAGTTTATAAGTATAAAGTATTTACATTGATTGCTTCTGCCATAGGTGATACAAGTTCTACATTCATTCGTAATATTAAATTAGCGTTAAGTGATAATACAAGAGTTGAGAAAGCGTTTGGAAAATTATATGATACTAAAAAATGTATTAATAATGCAGAGCAAATAGAATTTACAAATAGAGTTATGATTCAAAGTATTTCTGCATCATCTTCACTTAGAGGTAAATCTTACGGTAATACTCGTATAGAACTATTACTTTTGGATGATTACCAGACATCTGAAGAGACCTCTACCTTAGATCAGAGAAGTAAGAAGTGGAAGAAATATTCTGAGGATACTAAATATGCAGTACAAAAAGGAAATAGTACAATAGTTGCAGTTGGTACAGTGCAAAATCCGAACTGTTTCTATAGTAGACTTGCAGAATTACCGACATGGAAAGTACATCAAGAAAAAGGTGTATTAGTAGATGATATAGATGAATTATTCAATAGTGGTCTATGGTTAGAGTTTAAAACAATACTGTTCAATGTAAAGGAAGAATTTAGATTAGAAACTGCAAAGGAATTTTACTTTCAACATAAAGATGAAATGCAATATCCTGTTCTGTGGCAAAGTTATTGGGATTGTTTGGAAATGGCATTAACATATTACGAAAATCCTAGTTCATTTCGTCAAGAAGTTCAAGGAGATACAACTTCAAGTGGTGAGAAAAGATTTACCACGATTATCACAGAATCGGCAGAAGATATTGAATCACATTCCTTTGAGTCTACAATGTTAGCAATCGACCCTGCAAGTTCAACATCATTACGTGCAGATTTTAGTGCATTTTGTGTAGGTTCTGTATCAGATACATCAATTAAATATATTCGTAAAGGTGAAATATTAAAGCTTGAGTTTGATGATTATATTGCTCATATATTAGAATTATTAATAGCATATAAAGATATTTCTACTATATATATTGAAAAGAATTTATATATGGCAACGGATATTCTTAGACTTAAAGAAAAAATTTCTGCAATGCCCGAATTAAACAATAGAGAATTTGAATGGATTAATGAAATGCAAAGGACTAACAAAGCAGATAAAATAAATACTATTGTCGGTGATGTTAATTTTGGCAGAATTATTTTCAATGCAGAAGATATAGAGGTAATAGAACAAATGCACGAGTATCAAGGTTCTAAGTCACTTCATGATGATTTTTGCGATGTCCTAGCAGAGTTCTCAAATCGAATTAACAATATTCAAGTTATATACAATGTAGAATTTTTAGACAAGAGAATATTATTTAAACACAATAGATAGGGAGATGAATAGATGATTAATCCAATAAATCCAATTGATGGAAATAACATAAATAATCCAAATGATATTGATACTGATAATTTAATTGATTCAACGACAGGTATGGCAATGCCTACAAATAATTTTAGTGTAGAGGATAATAAACTAATACTAGAAAAATGCTTTAGTCGTTTTCAAATGGAATGGCATATCTATCAACGTCAATATTTTTATTATTGCGGAATAACGGACGTTAATTCACATATGAGTTATAGTTCTGAGGGAGTTTTTGACGATGGTATATTTGATAATTTTATTGATGGAGAAGGTATAGGAAATTACAATGCTATAAATGATAGATATAGTGGTAAGATAAGCACTAACTTTATTAAGCGATTAATTAAAGAAGAAGTTTCTTATAGTGTAGGAAATCCAATAACTTTCACATCAATTTCAAGCGACCCAAATATAATAACAGCACTTCAATATAATACTGCACATTGGAAAGCTAACCACGAAACAGAATTAGCAAAAAATATGCTTATATATAGTTTGGCATATGAATTATATTATATAAATCCACAAGCTCAATTTTGTTCAAAAGTAATTTCACCTCGTCATGGTTTTGCATATGTAGATGATTTTGGTAATACAATATTTTTCTTACATGTGTTCAGACAGAAATTTGATAGTAGATTATATATAGATGTATATACCCAGAATGAAATCGTTCACTGTGATTCTGTATTCACTGAATTAGGTAGACAGTCACATTGCTTTGGTTCTGTTCCTGTAGGAATTGCTCAATCAAGTGAAGAAGGTTGGTTAGACGGTATCTATCATGACGTGAAGTCACTGCAAGACGCATACGAAACTAATATCTCAGATATTTCTACAGAAATTACAAATGGTTTAAGAAATGCTTATTTGCATCTTAATAATACATCAATCAAAGCAGAAGATTTAGAGGAAATGAAAAAGTTAGGAATAATCGCAACTAAAGGTCAAAATGTTTCAGCACAATTCTTAATAAAATCTATTAATGATACATTCATTCAAAATACTTTAGCAACAATACAAGATAAAATATTCTTTGTAACAGCACACATAGATCCTGATATCAAGCTACCTTCAAATACCTCAAGTCTTGCAATAAAAGCTAGAATGATGAATCTATTAACTAAATGTAAATTAAATGAAGCGTCTTTAACAAACTGTATAAAGGTAAGATTACAGATGTTGTTTACATATTTGAATAATTTAAAAGATACTAATTATGATTACTTGGATGTCGTATGTACATATGTTGCCAACCTCCCAAGTGATGATTTAATGACCGCAACAATGTTGAATTTATTGAATGGCAAAATCTCAAATGAAACAGGAATCTCACAATTATCATTTGTTAGTAATCCACAAGTTGAGCAAGATAAATTAGAAGCAGAAAATCAAGCAAATGCTATAGGAGAAGCTTTACTCAATCCACAATTACCTCCTACGGATAACGATACATTGCCACCAGTTAGTGAAGCAATACCACCAGTTGCAACAGCTCCAGCCACTTCCTTAATGAAGACTTCATAAGGGTGGTGTAATTATGGCAAAGACAAATAAATTAAATCCACAATACCAAAAATTAATTGAGCAAATTAAAATTGATGGTGAAAATTATACAAATGCTCAAATGAAAGGTGTATATGCTCAACAAAAAAGTTCTTTAACCGCTATTCACACTTTGGTAGGTCTTATGTTTATTAAATATGCTACAGATGGTTTACTTAAACTTACCGCTCCACAGAAAACTATTATAACAGCACAATTTGCCACTAGTTTTAAAGCAATAGGAAAAGAGTTAGGAACTAAGGAAGTCACAACAGTAACAAAAATATTGGGCAATGTATTTTCAGAAACATATTATAAAAATGCTTATACAATGCAATCTGGAATATCAAGTGCTGTAAATTTTAATATCTTAAAACAACCTGTTATAGATTCGGCAGTTGAAACAGAATTTAAAGGTGAAATGTTTTCTGACAGAATATGGAATAATAAAGCAGGAATGATAGATATGCTTAAAAATGGACTTACTAAAGCAATGCAAGGTAATACAAGTATAGACGCTTTGGGTAAGAATATTCAAAATACATTTAATGTAACAGCATATCAATCTATGAGATTAGTTCATACTGAAATGGCTAGAGTTCAAAGTCAAGCGTCAGATACAATAGGACAAGATGCAGGAATTACTCAGCAGATGTACACAGCAACTTTAGATAATAAGACTTCACCAGAATGTTCGGCTTTAGATGGAACAATATACGATATAAATGACCCAGATAAAGTCGTACCCCCAGAAAATCATCCAAATTGTAGATGTGTATTACAAAATATGCCTGATAATTGGAATCCAAGTACAAGAATGGACAATGAAACTAAAGAAATGATTCCATATCAAACATATGCAGATTGGGCAAGTGATAAAGGAATACCAAATGATGACGAATAAAGTTTATAAACAATTATAAATAAAGTGTAACGTTTTACAAACTATTTCATAATATATGGTATAGTTAATAATAAATGGAAAGAAGGAATGTATTATGAAATATTGTAAAAATTGTACTCAGAATGTTCAACCTACTAAAAAATTTAGTTTTATGTGGTTTATAATTAATTGTTTATGGATAGTTGGCGGAG